TCTTTGCATGACGATGCCGCAAAGTCTACGCAAGCCTCTGCCATAACAGGGTGAACAACTTTAGAGGCGCCGTCAAACGTTGCGCCACCGGGTGCATCTTTGCCAAGACCGGTTCTACGCAAACCATCTTCGTATTGTTTATCGCGTTGGCTACGAGCTTCTTTGTCTACGTCGATGTAGTCAAGATACTCAATGGCCAGTTCTTGAAGAACGCCTTCGTCCATTTCTTCGGCCAAGTTGGCGTAGAACTCTGGATTCTTAAGCGGGCTTTCTTTTTCTTTAAAGTTAATTACTACTGAGCCGTCTTCTAGCTCAACTACTTCTTCTTCAACATCGTTTGGATCTAAATCTAACGCTTCGGCATACGCTTGCATTTCCGCGTCTTGCGCGGTAGCAAGCTCTATATCTTCCTCACGGTCGTCAAGACCGGGCAGATTTGAGCCCATTTGAATCGGTATTTGTGGATTTGCCATAGATTTTATGTTTTGTGTTGCTGCCGGTGGCAACAACGAGAATTGGGGACGTCCTTATTTTAACTAATACGCTAAACAAGGGTAAACCGCCCTACTGGGCGTACGGATTGGCAAAACGCTTCTTGTAGTCGTCGTCAGCGTAGTCATAGTCGCGCGCAGGCAGTGGATCAAGCTGTAGCCAGCCGTCATCGCGCAAGTACCTTAATCCCTGTGACAAAGCGTCAACGTAGTCGTCATGTCCTCCCATTTCAGGGAAAGAGCACACTTGACGCATAAAACGCTTAGCCCAGTCTGCAAACTCGCCTTTTTTGTTTGGGTCTTCTGGAATAAACACCTTACCCTTAGCAACAAGGGGCGCCACGATGTTTAATCGCTGTATTTTATCTGCGCGCCCTGGATTGTACCCTTGTACCGGTATTCCAGATCCTCTAAGCTCTTGAATCAGCGAAATACCCGCAGACTTGTCTTCCATCAAGATAAGATCTGCTTTTCGCCCCTTGCCAAAGTCATTGTCCGCACCGTACACTACCTCTTTAAAGTCGTTGATTACTTTGCGTCTCAATTCAGGATAGGACAGGTGTTCGTCCCAGCAGTCGAGCAGGATGGCAGCTAAGCCGCCGTCAAGTTGTTGGAATACACCCCACACCTCGCACGCTGTTGGGTCGTTTACTGTTTTTTCTGAGGTGGCCGGGTCGTATGATGCCAGCACAAACTCTAGCGTTGGGGTTGGTTTATCAGCAGGCCACATTCTAAACTGGCTACGCTTAATAATACCCGAGGACTCTGGGTCCAAGATTTCACCATAGATCTCTTGGCGGCCCATGTCTGTGCCGTCATACGTCTCAAGCTGTTTAAAGAATGTTTCGGATAGGTTTTCACGGTTATCATACGACGAAGCGTTGACCATGTATACGTCGCCACCAATCTTACCCTCGGCAAGGTCTACAATGGTTTCCCTAGGCTTGGGCGTTGTAGTGATAATTTGCTGCACCCGCTTAATTCTGGGGTCTTTGAGTCGAAGGGTAAACTGAACACCATCATAAGCATCGTCGAGGTAGTCAAAAGCACACAGCTCGTCGAACCAGGCTCCGTGATACTGTTTACCACGATAACGTTCCGGCTCGGACGCGGGGATTCCTTGGATGATGGATCCGTTGGTAAGGGTGATTTCAAAAAGGGATTTGTTGTAGTCCCGGATGAGTGACTGGGGAATAATATTAAGGAGTCCAGAGTCTCCCTCAAAACAAGTTGCTCGTATGTCGTTGGAAGTGGGGGCAGTGACGAGCCAGCGTGTGTTGTCGTAAACCCAAGCGCGAATGCCAAGCCAATGGCTTGCAGTGTGTGTCTTGCCCGATCCGCGGCCTGCGAGCATAAGAAAGGTGTCGTATTCTCCATCTTCTGGTTCTTTTTGATGTGGCAGTGCTTGCAGCGACCACTTGATCCGCCACAGGGCTGCATCAAGCTCCTGTTTTGGCCAGTGTTGGCGCGCCGCAGCAAATTGTTTAAGTGTAAGTTCTTGTTTTGATGTTAATGGCATGCAATAAACCCTTCTCCAACCAAAATGCTGTTGTCCGGGCCGTTTGTTTCAATGTGCACACAGTTTTGTGACGGCAGCTTGGAAATATCGGTGACAAGGCGCCAGTGTTGGCGAACTTTAACAGGTTTTGGTGTTTGGTTTTCTAGTAGCTTGTGTTTGGTTTTAATAAATAGGTTAAATTCTTTAAGGTCTTCGCGGTGGTGTAGTGTTGTCTTGGCTCCAAGCGACTCTGCAAGGTACTGAACCTGCTTTACTACGGTTTTATTTTTAGAAGTAAACCGAAATCTATCTAACTTTTGGTTATATAGTCCCCGTTTTGAGTGCATAATGCCGCTTAAAAGCTCTAATCGCTGTTCCGCGGAGGAAAGCAGGTAATTATTTGGGATACTGATGGGGTTGTCTGGCAAAAGATGGGCTTTAACCGATGGATTTACAGTAAACAAGTTGCGGTTGTTGACCAGGTGCCACTTTTCCATCAAGATATAGCCCGCGTCTTTGAATTTTTCCTGTACTTTGGCGTCAAGGTCGGGCGTTGTTGTGATCTCTCCACCCTTGCGATGGTTAAAAAACCAAAACCCAAACACAAACGGCGGTACTGGCAGGTCTTTGTGGGGGAGTTGCAGCGCGCCTGCGGTAGGAATAGAGTATTCAAGCCTGTTTCGGTCTTTGGTAAGCGGGCTGTCTGCCAATTCAGAGACCGGTGTTGGCTTAAGTGGGCGCCGAAACTTGTACTTACCCTGGTGTAGGTTAGCTCTGTCGCGATACTTTTTATTTTCTAGGGGGAGTTTAAGGTGTTCGTCTCCAGCAACAGTTAGTCCGTCGTGGAGTTGTACCTCGTAGCACTTTTGCGCACGGTATTGCTGGATTAGTTTGATAGTTGTGGGTTGGCCAAGGCGGTCAAACACCACGTCGCCTTCGACTAGATCGTAAGCAAACTTCCAGTAATCAAGGGTTAACACCCTTTGTGTTGCTAGTATCGCCATAAAAATTATCTAAGACCCAACGGTCTAACCATTTTCCCAGGGGGTTGCGAATGTTGTTCTGTACTTTAACTGGCAGCCTTTGAATACTAAGCGCTTCCTGAGACAGTTTTAAACGAAACTCAAGGTACTTTCTGGTTTCGCGGTCTAGTATGCTAATGGGCACATCGGCGGAGTCAAAGTTGTACAAGTCGCATACCAATATCCGCAAGCCTGTTAACTTGCCGGCGGGGCTTTCCAGCACGCCTTGGATTTGATAAACGTATTTGTTCATACTCCTACTAATACGCAAATTGTTGCGTTTAGTCCTATATAACTAAAAATCATATAGACGCGTTTCTATATAACTAAAAGTTTTGTTTGACAGGGTTGGCACACTTGGCACCCTTTTTTCCAAGTCAAGGGCCGCTATACAATTTACTTTTTTTTAAAAAAAATAAAAAAATGAAAAGAAGACTGCCTAGTGTGCCACGGACGCTGTAAGTGTTTGATTTTAAAGGAAAGGGACCCTTAGAAGACTGCCACAAAGACTGCCACGAGACTGCCAATTTGACAGGGAAGGCCAAAAACGTAAGGGTTTACCCTAATAGGGTTTACCCTAATATAACAAAAAATTATAAAAAAAATATAGTCTATATGCTTTTTAGTTATATAGAACCGGGAAATTATACAAACTTAGGTTTGGGCATGGGGCCACCACGCCGGCCAGGGGGGTTCGCAAAATGGGGTGTCGACAATCAAAAAAGGGACCCGTTCCGCATTGTGGGAACGCATTCCACATTACGAAACAGGCTGTCGCGCCCAAGCTGGGGCGCTTAGCACTCAGGCACATCGAGTGCTGATAATGGGGACAGAGTCGCCCAGCTCGCCAGCATGGTGCAGTGCAGCATGGCTGTTAGGCAGTGCACTGATATGGTGCACGCTCATAGGCTGGATATAAGGGGCATAGGAGCTGTTTGCCAGTGTGGCAAGGGGGCAGTGAGGGAGGGGGCGCGATCTCTAGTCTTCGAGATACGGCGTGGCTTAGCGGGCGACGCGCGTGCGAGGGCTGAGGGGAGGGGTGGACGAGATACCTCACTCAGTCACAACACCGGCGCACCCAGCCCAATAACCCCACAACTTAGTAGGGTATTAAAATAATCGTACGTGGTTTTTAAATGCGCGTTATACTAACCATGTT